GCTGTCGCAGACCCAGCGCGTGCGCGCCGAGTTCGCAACGCTGCCCGACACCGTCGAGCGCGCGATGCAGCGGTCAGCCGATGCCACCGAGCGCCTGGAGCAAGCCTTGGCGCGCCGCATTGCCGCCAGCGAGTTCGTGCGCTCGCTCGTCAACGTCTTTACCGGCCTCAAGAATCAGTTGGCAGCCGCCATCGACCTTCCGAGTCTCGACCAGCAGATCGCGGCACTGGAGCGGCGGGCCATCGCCATTCGTCAGAACGCGCAGGCGGTCGCTCAATTGGACGCGACTGCGTCGACTCTAGGGTATGGCTCCGATGCTACCCGCAGCCCACAGCAGGAACTCGACGATCTCCGCAACCTGTCGGAGCAGCGCCGCCGCCTCACGCAAATCGCGTCGGCAGAGGCCGAGCGTGTCGCGCGGGCGCCAATCACGGCGGCGCTTGAGGCCGCACGACAGGCCGATGAACTTGGGGCCAAGCAGAGGCGCTTGGCCGAGACAGCGGCGACTCTTAAGACCGGAATGGATGCCCTCAATCGCGCTTACGGCGAGGGCAGGGTCAATCGCCAGGACTATATCCGCGACAGTCAGATTATCTCGCAGGGGTTCCAGCAGGTCACACAGGACATCGAGGACGCGCTCGGTCCTCTCGAACTGTTCAGGCGTAGCATCGCTGATCTCACAGCAGCGCAAGCGGCGGGCGGCGGCACTCCTGGCGGCACCCGCATCGAGCAGCAGGTCACGCAACTTGTCCGTCAGGGCGCCGGCAGAGTCACTCCGACCGCCGCGCGCGAAGCGGTCACCGACGAGGCGGTCAAGCTCGCCGAGCAGGAAGCGCGCAACATCGAGCATGCCGCTCAGATGCAGGAGCGCATGACCGAAGCGCGCCGGAATGGCCGCGCTGCGATGCTCGAAGAACAAGCCCAGCAGCGCGTGCTCAACTACGCCTACGAGCATTTCGGCGACATCACCTTGCCCAAGGTGATCGCGGCCATGAACAAGCTGCTCGTGGCGGCGCGTCGTGACGTGCTGGCGGGTGCCGCCGATCAAGTCTCACAGGCAGCAAAGACCATCACCGATGCGATCACGGCGGCGAATGCGCAGCTTCAAGCGCTGCCGCGTGGTGAATACGAAGTGCGCCGGGCCGAGGCCGAGGCGCGCGCTTCCGCTGACCGCTCCGGCGTCGGGTCGGGCTTGCGCATGCAGCAGTTCGATTCCGAAGAACGGCTGCGCGCCGAGCAGGCCCTCGTCACGCTCACGCGCGAGCGTGCAGACGCCCAGGCGCGCATTGACAATGCCGGCAATCCGCGTGCGTTGACTGCTGCGCAGGAGCGTCTCCAGATCGAGCGCGCGATCTTGAACGTCGCTGGGTCGGAGCGGCCGGCATTGCGCGCGGCGATGGAGCAGAACTTCGCGGCGCAACGCAAGGCAGCGCTGGACGAGCAGACGGCGAGCATGCGCGAGCAGTTGCAGTATTCGCAGGACCAGCTTGCGATAGCCGGGCAAACCGGCCAGCAGCTTTCACTCTCGACGGCGGTGCTGGAGACCAACCGGCGACTGCGTCAGGCCGGCGTCGATCTCTCAAGCAAAGAGGCCCAGCAGCAGCGGGACATCGCCATTCAAACCGCCAAGACCAACGAAGAATTGCAGCGTCAGCGGCAGCACGCTGCGGACATCGAGGCCATATGGACGACGGCGGCGCAGGGCATCCAGCAGGCGTTGACCGACGCCTTCACCAAGGCATTCGAGCAGGGCAAGATCAGCGGTCAAGATGCGCTGCAAATCCTGGGCAGCTTCGCACAGAAGATGGTGCAGACGGTCCTTCAGGCGACGGTGTTTTCGCCGCTCGAACAGGTTCTCAAGCAGTTCGGCACGCAGGCCATCACCAACATCTTCGGCGGCGGTGGGGCCGGTCTTAAAACCGACATCGGCGGCGGTGGCGTGGATGTTATGGGCATGGTCCCCAAGCACCAGGGCGGCATGGTCGGAGGCTTCGAGTCGGGCGGGCGCGTGGTGCCGTACTCGGTCTTTCTCAACGCGCAGCGCTATCACAACGGCGGCATGATCGGCGGCGACGAGGTGCCGATCATCGCGCAGCGCGGCGAGCGCGTGCTCACGGCGTCGCAGCAAGCCAACATGGGCGGCGTCAACCTGATCGTCAACGACATGCGCGGGACCGGAGCGCCGCCCATCGAGCAGAAGGATCGCGGCCAGGGCGTAGACGGCAAGCGTATGATCGAGATCACGGTGCGCGACACAACGCGGAAGCTGCTGAAGTCCGGTGATCTCGACCGCGACATGGCAAACAGCTACGGCGCAAGCCGCCGGCTGACGAGGCGGTAGACCATGCCCTACATCACATGGCCGGTCGGCGTGCCGGAATACGTCAACGTTGACGGCTACGAGGAAAGCCTCGCCGACAACCTGATCGAGACGCCGATGGAGCAGGGGCCATACAAGGCCCGCCGTCGCGGCACCGCGCGCTTCCAGGAGTTCACCATCGTCATCCGCATGGACGCGGCGCAGTTGGCGACCTTCGAGGGCTGGTACTACGACACGCTGTTCGACGGCCTCACGCCTTTCAACTGGCGTCACCCGCGCACGTTCGTGGATTGCGTAATGCAGTTCCGCAAGCCGCCGCCGACCATTCGCCCGATCAGCGGCGAGGTCTTCGACGTGCAGATGAAGCTAGAGCTTCGGCCGTCATGAGGGCGACGCTTTCATCCGCCGGGCTCGCGTCGGCCAACGCCGAACGCACGGCGGAAGTCTGGCTCGTGCTGCTGGAAGCGAACCACCCGAACCTGTCGCAGCCGATTCGCGTCTGCACGAACAACGCGAACATCACCAGCAACGGTCACGAGTACATCGCCATCCCGTTCGAGGTCGAGCTACCGGGCGAAGACCCGGAGCAGCCGGGCAAGGCGCGCATCAAGATCGACAACATGGACCCGGTCATCATCGACACGCTGCGGACGATAACGACGCCTCCGACCGTGGTCCTGCGCGTCATTCTCGCATCGCAGCCGAACGTCATCGAGGCCGAGTTCGCCGGGCTCGTGATGCGCAACTGCGAGTATGACGCCTCCGAGATCACCGCCGAACTGCTCTTCGAGTCCATCCTGGTCGAGCCCGTCGCGCTGAGCATGACGCCGAACATCTTCCCTGGTCTATTCTAGGCCGATGACGCAGGAGTGGTTCGCCGGCTACGTCGGCTTGCCCTACAAGCGCGGCGGGCGCGACCGCAGCGGCATCGACTGCTGGGGCTTGAACATGCTCGTGTGGTGGGAGCAGTTGAAGTTCATCGCGCCCAGCTTCGAGACCATCGATTGGAACAACGAGACGGCCGACACGCGACGCGAGTCCATCGACCGGATCGTCACCGCCATCAACAGCGACATCGGGCGCTACCTGAACATCGCGCCGGGCGAGCAGCGGGCGCTCGATGGCGTGCTGCTGCGCATGCGTGGCGCGCCGATGCACTGCGGCGTCATGATCGATCCGTTTCGCATGCTGCACATCGAACAAAGCTGCGACGCCTGCATCGAGGACTTGCGCCGGATTCACTGGCGCGGACGCATCATCGGGTACTATCGACCACCGGGAATCACCCATGCCTGACGGCAGCCTCATCCTCCGCGAACCGCTGCACGTCATCGTTCACCCGCACCCGCTTCTGCGCGCGCAGTCCCACGCCATCGACTACGGCGAGCCGCCGACGATTGCCGAGATCGTGCTCGATGCCGATATCCCGGAAGAGTACGCGCCGATGGTCCGGGTGTGGATCGACGACGAGGAAATCCTGCGCCACCTATGGCCGCGCGTGCGGCCGAAGCTCGGCCATCTCGTCAAGATCCTCGTGGCACCCTTCGGCGGCGGCGGCGGCGGCGGCGGCAAAAAGAATCCGCTCGCCACCATCCTCATGCTGGTCGTCGCCATCGCGGCGGCGATCATTGCGCCATATCTCGCACCGTTGCTCGGGTTCGCGGCTGGCACCCTTGGGTACGCCATTGCGGTCCCCATCATCACGGCGGTCATCAATATGGCCGGCGCGCTGGCGATCAGCGCGCTGATCCCGCCACCGTCGCAGCCGGGGGCTGACTCATTAGGCAGCGGCAGCGGCACCGGAGACATGGCGGTTTCGTCGCCGACGTTTCAGATCACCGGCACGTCGAACCGCTACAATCTATGGGGACCGATCCCGCGCGTGCTGGGCCGGCGCAAGGTCTATCCGGTCAAGGGCGCTCGTGACTACACCGAGACGCAGGGCACCGACCAGTACGTCAGGATGCTGCTGTGCGTCGGCTACGGTCCCCTGCAAATCTCGGATATCCGCATCGGCGACACGCCGCTCGCCTACTACGACGGCGTGCAATACGAGGTGCGCGAGGGCTGGCCGGGCGATGGGCCGATCACGCTCTACACGCAGACCATCCGCGAGGATCAGCTTTCCATCAAGCTGGTCGAGGGCGCCGCTCTCGTCGCGCGCGTGTCGCATGACAGCGCGGTCGAACTCGGAGTCGAGATCGCCTTCCCGCGTGGGCTCGGGCTCTACAGCAAGACGGATGGATCGCTCGGCGCGACGAACATGATCCTGTCGGTGTTCTACAAGCCGACCGGCACCGGCACTTGGCTGACCCCCACCTTCATCGACCCAGCGGGATCGGGGTTCACGACCGAATACGGCGCCGGCACGATGAACATCACCCGCGCGACAAGCTCGGCGGTGCGCGTCGGCGCGCGCTGGACGGTCGCGTCAGGCACCTACGATGTTGGCGTCGTCAACTCGAACCCCGGCGGCCTCGCTCGCGAGTACATCAACGAGGTCTACTGGACGCTCCTGCGCACGGTGCAGCCACAGAATCCCATCCTTCAATCGGGGCTGTCCTTCATCGCGTTGCGCATCAAGGCGAGCAACCAACTCAACGGCGTCCCGGATCAGGTCAACTGCATCGCGCAAAGCTACCTGCCGCAGTGGAACGGATCGGGATACGTGTGGGGCCTGACGCGCAATCCGGCGTGGTGCTATCTCGACGTGCTGCGGCGACGCGGCACCGAGTATCTCACTCCCGACTCGCGGATCGACCTGGATGGCATTGCGGCCTGGGCGGCGG